GAAGCAGAAAATGTAGTTAAAAGAGTAAGAAACAAACCCAACCTAGTAAAAAGATTTAAAAAAAGATTTTTTAAGTAACATATTTTTTTTCATAAGCTTGTAATTCTTGCTCTGTAAATTCTTTAACAGATTTTTTTTTATTTGTTTCATCAACTTGAAAATTAAACTTTAAAACTGCTGTCCGTATATGTTCAGCAACCCAACGACCTTGCTCCGTTATTACTTGGGCTTTACCTCTTTCGTTTATAAAAACATAATGGTCATAGCCCTTTAAAGTATCGTCAAGAAACTCTTTTTCAAGATTTGTAAGACGCATTTCTTTTAATCTTCTTAATTTAATTGAATCACTCATTCGTTTCTCCTTTGAATTTTATATGTGAACCATCTTCAAAATCTTTAACAAACGCTTTTTTCATTTTTTGCCAATTAGCTTTTATTAGATTATTTGAAAAGTTGTTACCAGAGATTGTTTCGCATTCTTTTTCAGAAAATTCATAATTCAGAAAAAAATCTTCCCAATCAATAAAAATAGCTTTATTTGCTACTGCGCAAGCATATTCATCTGCTGTATCTATGTTTGTAAAATCATAGCAACGCAGTATGCTTACATACAAAATTTTAGTATTTTTGCCATATTGTATGGTTACACATTTAAACTTAGCACCATCAAAGCTACGAATTACTGTCTTGCCCATTAAGTCATCATAATCAATAGCAAGTTTTCTTCTTTTTTTAAAAAAGTCAATCATTTCAAAGCTACCCCCTTACCAGTTAATCTTCGCATAAAAGCTGCAAAGCCTTCTGCAACAGCTTCTGTTTCTTTCTCTGTAAAGTGCAAAGGTAATCTTAGGTCAAATACATTGTCTAAGATTGATTTTGTGTATTTACAAATATCCTCATATCTTATTGAATAAGGTAAAAATCGCCAATTCCAAAATAATCTTGCATTTGTATTATTAGTACCGCCTAAATAAGATATTGGTATGTTGTGAGTGTTGCAAAGATGTAGAAGGCTCATTTTACATTTTTCGTCTAAATCAATTTGCATTTGTATAGAATCTCGTACAGGTCTATTCATAGCTGTATAACCAGCAAGAACACCCTCTGGAATTAAATTTTCTAATCTTGTTGGGTCAATTAAATATTGATCAGATAATGGAAAAGTAATTTCTTTAAATTCTTTCATTTTTTCTTTGAACAACATATAATTTTTATTTGTTTGTATAATAGTATTTTCAATCATCTGAAGTTGTGGTCTTGCAATAGCTGCACTTAAATTATTTAAACGACAGTTGTAAACTGGTAATTGACATCTATATTTATTTCCACCACGACCTTCTATCATATGTAGTTTATAATTGTTTTCATATGCACCAGACATATGAATACATTGCCACATTAACTCTTCATTATTAGAAACAATAATCCCACCTTCGCCTGCATTTAGCATTTTGTAAGATTGCATTGAATAGATACCAATATCCCCCCATGTACCAGCCATTTTCCCATTATGTTTTACTCCAAGTGCGTGTGCTGCATCTTCAATAAGCACTACTTGAAAAGCTTTACATAATTCAACTACTTTTGACATTTCTGGCATATGACCACGCATATGAGAAAGCAAGAGAAATCTTGGTCTTGTTCTAATAATTTTGTTTTTTAAATCAGGCAAACTGATTACATATTGGTCATTACATTCAACAAGAATAGGATTACCACCAGCTTGAATTACAGCACTTGGTACCGCAACAAAAGTAAATGCTGGTATAAGCACTTTGTCATCATGTTTTACACCACAAGCTTTAAGTGCTAAAAAAATACCATTAGTTGCAGAAGAAACAGCCAAAGCATATTTGCAATTAACATACTCAGTAATTTCTGTTTCAAGTTTAGTTACATCACTTGTCGTTTCTTTGTATTGATAACGAAAAAGTTTTTTTGTTTTTAGTGCTGCTTGTACAGCGTCATTTACAAGGTCAGTGTTAAGTTCTGCACCCCAGTTGATTTTTTCTAATTCAGTCACAGTCAGGACATTTAAATTGTAAAGGTTGTTTTAAGACCATTGCTGATAAAACCAGCATGGCCATTTTTGTTGGTGGTTGTTCGTTACTAAATGGCATAAATTTTTGTTCTGCCAGATGTAACCCTTCGTTGGAAACTATCAAAGAATGTTCTGCTGATAATTTTTCTCCATGGCTTTTATCTAGTTGAGAAAATAAAATCCCATCGCCATATTTTTTGTTATTACAAGTATGTGGTCTAAAGTCAAACCAATCGAGATCAAAGCACTCAAGACCAAGAGCTAAATGGTCTTGAAATACTTTTACATTATGTGGCAGTTCAGGGTTGGATACTCTGCGAAGAACTTTTGTCATTGTTAAAAAGGTAATTCTTCTTTTTCTGTTTTTAATTTAGAGACTGCACCTGATATGAAAGATGTACCATTTTTAGACATTTTGTTCCAAGCACTTACTGGTATCTTGACAACTTTCTCACCAGCATAATTTTCTTCGCCTTCCTGTGCTGTAATCCACTCTGTAAGTGCCATTGCATCTGATAAAGTAAATTCAATGTTGCCTCCAAAGTCTGGTGCCTTTGATGAGTTTTTTTCATTGTTTTCAAAGAGGACAAGACGTCCTGTAAAAAGGTTTTCATAAGCCATAATTAAAAAGATTTAATAGGAATAATTGAGTTTGTTTCTTCCCAAGCAAGAACTTGAGGAAGGGCATACCGTATGAGTGGTTTACCCAAAGCAGTAGCCTGTCGTGGCACGTTGTACCACTCTGGACCTTCTGCTTTACCTCGCCTAGTACTTGTTCGCCACTTTTTAATGGTTCTTTCTGTAATACCATATCTTTCAGCGAGGTCTCTGGTAGATAAGTAGGGTTGATCTTGTTCCATTACTTAAGTTTCATTTGTTTAGAAATAATTGCTCTATCTAGTTCGATTTTTTGTTCTTGGGTAAGTTTACCTTGGGCAAATCGTGTGGCAATATTTTTTTTATGGTCTGTTAATTGATCAAGAGAAGAAGCAATTTCAATAGCTTTTTTTGCTAGACCAAAAGTAACGTCAGTATCAGGTTTGTTGGATACTTTTTCTTGTACTTGCTTTCGCAAAGTTTCTATAACCTCGCCTTTGTTTTCTAATAGTTTTGGTTTAAGTTTCTTGTCAGATACTTCTTCTACTTCTTCCATATTAAAATCCATATCTGTCTCAAGACCTAGGATCAACTTAATGCTGTATCTTCTTTGATATGTAACTGCACCACCCCAGTTATGGGTTTGGTTTTTCTTAGGGTTTGCCATATCTCTTTCAGATAAAAATATTGGCAGTTCGCTTTTAATAACACCACCATCTTTATGAATGAGTCTTGTAACTATAAGTGTTTCGCCTGTAGCACTACAGCCAAAGCCTTGTGTTAAACAAAGACCATTCTTAAGAAGTACAGGTGTAACCAAAGAAAGCATTTGTTCCAAAGGTAGATAGCTGTAACCATAAGAACCTACACCAACTTGTTTGGTCTTACCCATTGATGGAAATTCTGCTTGTGCTTTTTGTAAAGCTACTGCTAGTGCAGCGTGTGGGTTTGTTTCTGTCATTGTTTTAGTTTGTTTTGTAAGCCCAACTTGGTAGGCTGAGTGTTTGGATTTCTTCTGCATACCCATGCCAATAAGCATCTGTATGGCATTTAGAAATTTGTTTTAAGGCAGCTTGTCTAAGACGTTTGCCTTCGGCAAGTGCTTCTTCATCTAACTCTGTAATGCTTATGGCATATGGATAGACTTTTTCAACTGCTATAAATACAAATCGCTTTGCACCAATTACTTCTAAGTAATGAGCAGCTTGCAGATGGTAGAGGTAATTTGCTACTGACTTGATAAATTTGTCTGGGTGGCT